CCCTTCTTTTGGTGCGCTTGCCACAAATTGTTTGGTTATTGGATTCAATGCAATTGCGCCAGGTGCTAAATTTTCTGACGCAATATAACCAGACTTTGCCGCAACGTTCATCATTGCGTTTTTAAATTCAGGACTATCTTTACCGTAAACGGCTGCAATATTTTTCATTTCAGACGTTGGCTCAAGTTGTTTAACCAACGCTTTTAAATATTCTTGTTGACCCATGTTTCGCACTAGCATTGCATTAACCCGTGGGTCGCTGTGCAACATTGGCATTGTTTGTGGCGTTGTTTGTGCAGCTTGTGGCGCTTGAGCCATGCCAGGCATACTAATTGGCATAGCTTGAGCAACAGGTTCTGCCGGCTGTGGCGCTGGTGGTGGCCCTTCACCATAATTAGTATTTGCAATTGGCTGTTGCTCTAATACTTTAGCTAACTTTTGTGGCGCTGCCATTGGCGGCAAATTGCTTAATGCAAGTTCTTGATTGCCAGCTTTAAGCGCCAAGTCTTGCCGAGCTTGATCTGCGCTATCCATTTGCTGCCCTGCAAAATAACCTTGCAAAACTTTAGCGATACCAGATAACGGAGAAATAGGCGCTTGAATACCTTGGTATCCACCAACTTCAATTGGTTGCAACGCTTGTTGTTGCAAAATTTGAGCTAATTGTTCACGACGAGCAATTGAACGGTAATCCTCGTCATACGGCCCTGGCGCACGATAAGTTTGAGCAGTCGGTATATTAGGGAAAAGAGTTGCCATGACTTACCCCGTGTAATTGTTTGCGGTTACGTCTGGCCCGACAGCGTTACCACGATCAAACATACCGCCAGTTTGCGCTTGCCCAAGTTTTAATCGTGCAATGTAATCTTGCATATCTTGCATTTGATTCTGTTTTTGCATTTGCCCGTACTGACTCATAGCGTTTTGTGCGCCTGCAAACGGGTTTTGAGCTTGTGGCATTTGCTGTTGCATATCGCCCTGCAACTGAGTTGGTTGGGCTTGTTGTTGCAACATCTGAGCCATTTTTTGCTGTGGCGTAAGATTCACATATTGATTTAGCATTATAGTTTCCCGTAATTAACCATCATGAAGCCGCTTTGATGCGGCACTATTGCATCTGGCATTACCTTGGCAACTTCGTCTGCCATCACGCCACGTTCACGATTACCAAAAATATCGTATTCATAAATACCAATGCCAAGTGGGTGAATACCAACTTGAACGATATTTGATTTTAAACGCCTATCTGAGAATTTAGGTGCAAACATTGCAGCCGTACCTAATGCGCTAAATAAGCCCTGAGTCGTTGCATTATTACCTGCTTGTTGGATACCATAACGTGACATATCAGCTTGCCCTTGCGCTTGCACACCCGCAAACGTTGGTGATGGTGCAACGCTCATGCCTTGATACCCTTGGAATTGAGGCAATTGAATCTGTGACCCGCCCATTAACCCAATAACTTCGTTAATTGGCTGTTGTCGTAATGCCAAATCTTGAGCCAATTGCTGTTGCTGTGCGGTATTTTGGAACTGGGCTTTTGCTAGTGCTTGGTTGTACTGTTGACCTTGTGCGGTAATACCTTGACCAAAGTTTTGACCAATAGCGGCATTTGCCAGTTGATCGGCAGTTACGCCTTGACCAAAGTTTTGACCGACTGCCGTGTTGTACAAACCAGCCTGCGACAATTGCTCGTTTAATCCTTGCTGACGAGCTGCCATATCAAGGTTGATGCCTTGCAAAGCCGCTTGGTTGTACAAGTCGTTTTTGCTCATTTCACGATTTCTAAACGCAGCATCATAGGCAGCTGTGCCTGGCGCTAAACCTTGGTTTGCCAATGCTTGTTTAAAAGATACGTCACCGGCCTGAATGGTTGGGTCAAGTCTTGCCAAGATAGCTTGTTGAGCATTTATGCCTGCATTAGTAGGCATTTGAGTCAAACCGCTTGTATCAATTTGTCGTTGCGCTAAACCGTAAGTGTCAGCAGCAGTTTTTGCTTGAGCCAACCCATATTGATCTGCTAATGGCGCTGCTTGATACCCGCCAAAATCTTTTTTAATCTCAGTCGATGTTGGTGTAAAAGGTTGCGAAAGCGTAGCGTAAGCATTTGAAATGCCTCTTTCACCAAGGTTTGCTAGTGCGGTTTGTACCCGTTGCTGTGCATCTAAGGTAAGTTGAGATTGTGGAGTTAGAGTTTGCGTAACTGTTGGTTGACCACCACCAGTCATAAACCCTTCACGGGTTGGCGCAGCGCCTCGTTTAGCATTGGCTAAATCAAACCCAGCTTGATCAAAACTTGTTTGACCGCCTTCCCCAGTCCGATAATAAGAATTGGGGTCAATTTTGTCTGCGTTGTATTTAGCCAACGCTGTTTCATATGATGATTGGTCAAATGTTGGGTTTGAATAAGTGACAGTTTGATTCCCAAATGGAGTGTACATATTTGGGTTTGACATAATATTTGATTGCCTAGCCGCCGTCAGGTTATCAATCCCCTGCTGCTTGGCTGCGCCAACATAATCTGGTGTTGGCGGTGCTGATGCTGACTTACCCATTTTCTACCCCTAGAAACCGGCACTTTTCCCGTGCCAATGTCAAAAATATAATATCGCCATCCAATGCGGCATCTTTAACCCTTGCTTCTTCAATAAAGCCCATCTTGGTAACTAATTTTAGGCTTTTTACATGGGTACTGCTCACCGGCACAATAATCTTTTTTACCTTACAAAACTCAAAAGGGTAGCTAAATATCGCTTTTAAATACCCTTTTGTAATGCGTCCATCAATCGCTATGTGGCACACAATTGAAGCCCCATTCCAATTCTCGTAAATCACGCCTGCAATAATTTGACCGTCACGCTCTAATCCAATTGCTTGCGAACCATCTGCAAAATACTTACCCTGCACTCGCTCTGCTACCCAATGGCCTACATCAGCGCCTTGGACTATATGCCACCCCAACCTTGTTGATAAACAATGTCCGTCGATGCCCATAGAATTGTCGTTCCTTGAGAGGCAGATTTAAACTGTGTTGCAGCGCAATAACCAATGCCAGTTACGCCTTGCCAATTGTTTGTGATTACCGTGTCAGTAGCCCAATAGCCTACATCCCACAACGCAACGTCCCATTTAGCCGATACTTGTGGGCTAAAACTTAGCGCCGCAGTTGTATCTGCCAAGTCAAAATCCATGTTTAAACCAATGAATATTGACGGTACGCCGTTAGTAAATATCGACGGTCTAGCTCTAGTGAAATACTTTTTGTACCCACGGGCATCAAAATAATTAAACGCTTGCAACGCATAGCCATTAATGTCGCTAACGTCATCAGCATAATTATCATCCCACGCATGGGCAACAAAGCCATTGCCACCCCAGTACGGCTCGTTGTCAAAGATTGCCCAACAATTAGCAGCTTGACCTGTAAAGTTACACCAGGCTTTCGTAATGTTATTCATTACATATTGCTGTTGTTGACCTTGAGCAACTGGCACATTGACCGTCAAAGCGTTGTGCTGTGGGTCAAAAATAATGTCCCACCCAAAATTACCGCCATACGCTTGTGTGGCAGCTGTAAATGCGCCTTGAATTTTGTCCGACAAAGCAACACGGGGGTCAAGTCTAGATGATTGCAGGCTTGCAGCAAGAGGATACAGACCGTTGTAAGTTAGCATCAACATATCGCCGCCGTACTTTAGCAGGCATCGCTTGCCAACGGGCTTTCCGACCCGCCAAACGCCCACTAGCGCCCATTTGTCTGCATTTGAGGGATCAGTACCCGCCCAAACAATAACTTCGCCATTGGACGTAATAAACACTAAGTTATCGTCTACGCCATAGCCTGCGTCAATTGTCCATGTTCCCACAGCAACCAAGAACCCACCAAGTTGGGCAACCGAACTCATGTCGATTGCATTAGCTGCGCCTGCAATGCTTAAAGTTGGCAAATAGTACGCTTTGAGCGAATTGTTTTGCGTAAACCACACTTGGTTTTTAAATATAGCAATGTTGCTTAAACTGCTTGCCCCAACTCCAGTAATTGTTGGATTTGTCCATACTGACCCGTCATACAGTAACGGCGCATCTACGCCATTAACCAAATACAAGTAGCCGCCGGCAGGCGTTGTGACGTTGGTGTATTCCCATCTTGCATTACTTAAACCCGTCTTTACCGCTGCGCCAACTGCACCGCCAGCAGTACAGTCATAAATCGACGTTCCTGCAATTGCAAACAATTTGTCAGTTGCACCGCTTGAATAACCCATCAGAGTTTCAACTTGACCCGTAATGCCGGTAGAATATTTAGTGTATCCACCACGCAACACCACATTGTTGACTGTGGGGAACAAATTGGTTAATTGAACGGCATCTAGCGTATCCATGTTTGCAATGGAATCTCGCACGTTCCAACCGCCAATAGGGGCTGGCAACGATTGAACCCGTGCCGCCGTACCTTGAACAAGTCGGCTTGCCATTAGTTTGTCCCGTATCCGGTATCGGGGATGTTATCGTAACCGATCAAGACTGTGCCTGGGCGTGGTGCAAACGACAAGTTAGCTGCCGAGGTATCTTGCGCCCGAACAATCTCAAACTCCTCGATATAGTTGCGATACATCGCTGTGGTATCAAAGCCTTTAGCCTCAAAATACTTGAGCTTGGTAGCTAATACCATCAGTCGATCTGGGTAAATACAGGTATCTGTGTCGGCAGTAAATGAATTTTTTACTGTTCCTGTGTCAGATAATGCCCAACCTTTTGAACGGTATTCATAACCTAAAAGTTCATTGGTCGAAACGCCAGGCCAAATCTGAAAGTATTTACCCAACAAGCGCCAGCGGATGCGTGGGCCAGTTGAGATAAAACCCGACAACAACCATTCCCATTGTTGTGGGCTTTCAGGCCCAAGCATTTCCCAATGTTTTGATTTGTCCCAATGGGTTCTAGGAACGGTTGATTCGTAATCTGAGGGTAACTCGTACTTCACCTTTTCAAAAGTGATCGTAGCCCCTGTATACGTCCCTGTGGATGGCAAATTGACGGTTACTTGCGTAGCAGAGTCAACCGACTCAATATAACAAGCGTTTGAAATGCCGTTGCCAACCACTTGGTGCGTTGTATCAAGCCCAGCTGTCGATGGGATGCCGGTAATCGTATATGTGTTCAGCGTCACGTTACCCGTTGTTTGGGTATATACCGTGGTAAATGTGTGTTGTTTGGTTAGTTCCCGCCAGTCATGCTTTCGCAAAAACTCATAACCGGCAGCGTTCATCAACGCCAAGATTTGAATTACATCTTGGTTCGTATTCGATGCCACAGTAGTTGGCGTTGATACACCCAATTCATTGGTAACTTGGGTGACTAGCTGTAGCATCGTTGATGACATTTATTCCTCTTTTTTTGGCCTCCCAACCTTCTTTTCCTGCAACTGAGCCATCAAAGCCGCCATTTGCTCTTTTACTAGAGCAAGTTCCTGCTTAGTGTTTTCAATCTCAGTCTGGCTTGAAGATTGGTTTTTAACTTGCAAATAACGCCTTGCCAACTCTCGCAAGCCTGCCGCACCCATGCCAACACGCTGCAATTGGTTGTCGGTAGCGGTAGCAACTTGCTCAACGGTCTGAAACTTAAAGATTTGCAATTCTGCCATCTGCATATCGTTAAAGTTTTCAGGATCGTCTTTTACCCATTGGCTCAGAGGCACACCAATAACTTCTGCGTTATTGTTTTGCATCTGAAAGTGCAACCATTGGCGTGGAAAACGTCTTTTGTGATCTTCCCGAACGGGTTGGTCAACAATGTTTGTCTTATCGCCTGGTACTGTAATTCTAACAAACGGCTTTTCTTTA